TAGTAGTAGACTCCGGGACAGACAAAGGCAGAAAAACCATGGAGAAATATCGGGAGATACATCATAAGGTGAAGGCACATGCAGTAGGTAGTCTGACTGCAGTGGAGTGTATTGACTACCTGGACAGACTTTATGCAATCAGGCATGACTTGGTGGATCAAATGATAAAACATGATTGGTCTGACAATAAGGACAGAGAAGAACCTATTGCCAAGGTGTTGTTAATGGCTGGGATCCCAGAGGGAGTGATCACAGGGTTAGAGAAAAAGGTAATCCCTGATCATCCTACAGGCAAGACACTGAAGGCATTCTTTAAAATGACACCAGACAATTACAAGATTCAAGGGAACAAGCTTGAATTTATTGAAGTAACAGTTACTGCAGATGTTGATAGGGGTATACTGGAGAAGAAGCAGAAGTATGAGGCAGGATTTGCCTTTTTGGAGAAGGAATTACAGCAATGTTACCAGAGAGGGGAGCTGAGACAAGTTATAAAGATAGAATTCAATGTCGTGGCAGTTAAGACTGATGGATCCAATATTTCTTCACAGTGGGCTAGCCGTAGATGTGATGGAGTTGTACAGTATATGAGGATGGTTCAGGCAGAAATTAATTATGTAAGGGAGCACTTAGTACGGCCTGAGGAAAGGGCTGCTATGGAAGCAATGTTCAATCTGAAATTCCATATTGGTGGATTAAAGACTCAAGCATACTATGTTCCTGATTTTCCAGGTATTGACAGTATGGGACCAGATCTCTCCAAGCTGGTGAAATACTGCGGAGAATGGCTTGCATGTGATCATAAACTGGTTTTTCATGAAGTAACTGGTAAGAAGGTGTTTAATGTATTTGGTGAGATGGAGCAATTGTGTTTATCTCGGTATAATAGGTCCAGACACCCTAGAAATTTTCTACTTATTCAGTGTTCACTGAGATCAGCCTATACACCTTCAACTATTGCATCAGATCGGATAGATACTAAGTTTGCATGTACTGAACTTTTAGCTTGTGAACCGACTACACCAACTGCAGCAATTGTTCTCGATATGGCATATAGGTTTATGAACCTTGAAAAAGAGGACATGATGAGTTATTATTCTAGCAAAGCAACTTTTGAACCGACAAGAGCTGTTAAGACTCCAGGTACATTTAAGTTACCATCATCACAAATGCGACTTGAGGCAAAGGCCTTTTTGGACAGTTTAAGCCACCATGAGAAAGAGAGCAAACATCAGGCCAAGCTTGAGAGCTTGGACATAAGTTGTAGGGCTACCCAAGACGAGTGCACTGCAGTGATCACAAAGATTTTATCAGATTTGGAAATGAACATTACTGATCCTAGTCGGTTAGAGAGAGTTACTGTCAAGCATACTTATGTTGATAAGGTATTAGAGAAATTTTTTCAGAATGAGTTACAGAAATACTTTATAGACATTATAAGAAAAACACAGTGTTGGCATATAGGTCACTTGGTTAGGGATATCACAGAGAGTCTCATAGCTCATGCTGGTTTGAAGAGATCTAAATATTGGTCACTCCATGGGTATGATCATGGTAATGTGTTATTGTGTATATTACCATCAAAGTCTTTGGAGGTATCTGGGTCATTTATTCGTTATGTTACTGCATTTAAGTTGGGCCCTGGATTGGTAGATTTAGAGAATTTGGATACAGTATTAGAAAATGAAGGTACTGTATGGGCAATTTCCAAGGTTATGAGCATTGATCTAAACAGGCTCTTAGCACTGAATATAGCATTTGAGAAGGCATTAATTGCAACTGCAACATGGTTCCAATATTACACAGAGGATCAAGGTCAATTTCCACTACAACATGCCCTTAGATCTGTTTTTGCTTATCACTTTTTGCTATCTGTCTGTCAGAAAATGAAGATATGTGCAATTTTTGATAATCTTAGATATTTGATCCCAGCTGTTACATCTTTATATTCAGGTTATCCGTCCTTAATTGAAAAGTTATTAGAACGTCCTTTCAAGTCTTCTCTTGAGGTATATATTTATACTTGTATAAAAGGGTTGCTTGTTGCACTGGCACAAAATAATAAGGCTCGATTTTATTCAAAAGTAAGATTATTAGGGTTGACTGTTGACCAGTCTACGGTGGGGGCTAGTGGGGTTTATCCATCTTTCTTGTCAAGAGTCATATATAGGCATTACAGGAGTCTTATATCTGAGGTAACAACTTGCTTCTTCTTATTCGAGAAAGGGTTGCATGGTAATATGAATGAAGAGGCAAAGATTCATATGGAGACAGTTGAGTGGGCCAGAAAGTTTGAAGAAAAGGAGCAGTTGTATGGGAAGGATCTTGTTGAACATGGTTACTATTTAGATGAGTTAAAGAAGAAACCAGAGTTGGCAGACCAGCAGCTTTATTGCCAAGATGTTATTGAGCTAAGTGCATATGAGCTAAATAAGTTGCTGATCTCAAAATCACAAATCGTAGCCAACACTATACTGTCAAAGCATTGGGATTACCCATATTTTAGTCAGACTAGGAATATTAGTCTAAAGGGTATGTCAGGAGTAGTCCAGGAAGATGGTCATTTGACATCGTCTGTGACAATAATTGAGGCAATAAGGTATCTGAATCAATCAAAGAATAACCCTACCCTCTTACAGCTGTATGAGGAAACAAGGCATCAGAAGGCACAGGCTAGGATTGTCCGGAAATACCAGAGAACAGAAGCAGACCGGGGATTTTTCATAACAACATTAGCTACTAGATGTCGCTTAGAGATTATTGAAGATTATTATGATGCCATAGCAAAGAATGTGCCAGAAGAATATATATCATATGGTGGGGAGAAGAAGATTCTGAACATACAAATGGCCCTTGAGAAGGCACTGCGGTGGGCATCTGGAGAGAGCTTTATAGAGTTATCGAATGGACATGTCATTCACATGAAACGGAAGTTAATGTATGTTAGCGCAGATGCAACAAAGTGGTCTCCAGGTGATAACTCTGCAAAGTTTAGGCGATTCACTGCGTGTTTACATGATGGGTTGAAAGATGCTAAATTGAAACATTGTGTTATTGATGCACTGCGGAAAGTCTACCACACAGATTTTTTTATGTCACGGAAGTTGAAAAAATATGTATCACATATGACCACACATGATAGCAATGTAGCAGAATTCTTAAGCTTTTTCAAGAATGGCTATAGCGGTGAGGTAAGAGGAAATTGGTTACAGGGCAATTTAAATAAGTGTTCTTCTTTATTTGCAGTGGCCATCTCTTTATTGTTTAAAGAGATATGGAAACAGCTTTTCCCAGATCTGGATTGCTTTTTTGAATTTGCACATCATTCTGATGATGCTCTATTCATTTATGGTTATTTAGAACCTAAAGATGATGGAACGGATTGGTTTTTATATGTTACTCAGCAGATCCAGGCTGGTAATTTATACTGGCATGCAGTAAATTCTGAGATGTGGAAGAGTATGTTCAATCTTCATGAACATCTTATGATATTGGGATCTATTAAGATATCACCCAAAAAGACTACAGTCTCTCCAACAAATGCAGAATTTTTGTCAACATTTTTTGAGGGTTGTGCTGTGTCAATACCATTCATCAAAATTCTACTAGGTTCGTTGTCAGACCTGCCAGGTCTAGGATTTTTTGATGACCTTGCAGCAGCCCAGAGTAGATGTGTCAAAGCACTTGACATGGGTGCAAGCCCCCAGGTTGCACAACTGGCAGTAACACTGTGTACAAATAAGGTTGAGAGACTGTATGGCACAGCAGTTGGGATGGTAAATCATCCGTCTGCCTATCTGGCAGTGGATTACTCAGATGTTCCTATAGCACTTGGTGGAAATGGTGCCATGTCAATTATGGAATTGGCAACAGCTGGGATTGGGATGTCTGACAAGAACTTGCTTAAAAGGGCATTGGTTGGTTATAATCACAAGAGAAGGAATCAGGATATTTATACATTGGGTTTGTTCAAGTTTTTAATGAGTCTGAATGATGAAACATTCACACATGAAAGATTAGGTGAGTTTTCCTTCATGGGTAAAGTGCAATGGAAGATTTTTACTCCGAAGAGTGAATTTGAGTTTTCAGACCTTTATACACAGAATTTCTTGCATATATGGACAGAACAACATCCCACATATGATTATATCATACCTCGATCCCGAGATAATCTCTTGGTATATCTGGTGCGGAAGTTAAATGATCCTAGTATAATGACTGCAATGACAATGCAGTCACCTCTGCAGCTCAGATTTCGGATGCAGGCTAAGCAACACATGAAGGTTTGTCGTTATGCAGGGGATTGGGTTACATTTAGAGAAGTGTTGGCTGCAGCAGATAGTTATGCCTCTAATTATACACCGACTCAAGAAGATTTGGACTTGTTTCAGACACTGGTAGCCTGCACATTCTCTAAGGAGTATGCCTGGAAAGATTTTTTAAACAATGTTGAGTGTGATGTTATTCCAACTAGACAAATACAACGCTCAAAAGTGGCACGGACTTTTACAGTGAGGGAAAAGGATCAAGTGATACAAAATCAAATTTCAGTAGTGATTGCCTACAAGTTTGCAGTCACCGTTGATGAAGTCTCTGATGTGTTAAAGGCAGCAAGATTTCCTGATTCATTGGCATCCGACCTGAAAACATTGAGGGAAGGTGTTTACAGGGAATTGGGTCTAGATGTGGCACAGCAATCGGTGATGAAGCGTATAGCTCCCATGCTTTATAAAGCAGCTAGGTCTAGGATAGTAATAGTCCAAGGAAATGTTGAGGGTACTGCAGAAGCAATATGCGCATACTGGTTGAGAAGTATGTCCCTAATAAAAACCATTAGGATAACACCGCAAAAAGAAGTGTTGAGGGCAGTGTCCATATTCAACAGGAAAGAAGATATAGGACATCAGAAAGATCTAGCTGCATTGAGGCTATGTATAGAAATATGGAGATGGGCAAAATCCAATCAAGCACCATATAAAGACTGGTTTAACTCATTGTGGTTTGATGACAAAACATTGGATGAGTGGCTAGCTAGATTTGTAAGAGTGGGCCCACCTCTGATTGATCCAGAAATTCAATGTGCAGCTCTTATGGTAGCAGATATCAGGGGTGACATGTCCTTACTTCAGATTCAAGCAAATAGGCGAGCATACTCTGGGAAACAATATGATGCTTATTGTATACAGACTTATAATGAAGAGACTAAGTTGTATGAGGGAGACCTGAGGGTCACATTTAATTTTGGGTTGGATTGTGCTAGGTTAGAGATATTCTGGGAGAGTCAAACGTATATCTTGGAGACATCTATTACCCAAAAACATGTTCTCAAAATAATGATGGAAGAAGTTACTAAGGAGCTTCTAAGATGTGGGATGAGGTTTAAAACAGATCAGGTGTCTTCTGCACGTAGTTTGGTACTGTTCAAGACAGAATCAGGATTTGAGTGGGGTAGACCAAATATACCTTGTGTAGTATATAAGCATTGTGCACTTAGGATGGGGTTGAGAATGAATCATGCAGTATCACATGAGTTCATAATTAGCATTCGGGATGAGGGTCTAAAGGCTATTGCACAGGCAGATGAAGATAGCCCCAGGTTTCTCTTGGCACATGCATATCATAGTCTTAGGGATATAAGGTACCAGGCCTTGGATGCAGTGAGTAATGTCTGGTTCACTCATAAAGGGATTAAGTTATACCTCAACCCGATAATTAACTCCGGTTTATTTGAAAACTTCATGAAGAGCCTACCAGCTGCAATACCACCGGCAGCATTCTCTTTAATTATGAATAAAGCAAAGATATCAGTAGATTTATTTATGTTCAATGATTTGTTAAAAAGGATAAATCCAAGTAATGTCCTTGATTTGAGCGGGTTGACTTTGATTGACCCAGGTGTCAGTTCAGTTAGTGGTATGTCATCAAGGAACTGGTCAGAGGAGGTTAGTTTGACTATGGATGATGAGGACGATACTGATGACGAAGAGTATACAATTGAATTAGATGAGATTGATTTCGATAATATAGACTTGGATGCTGATATAAGCCATTTTTTACAGGATGAGAGTGCATATACTGGTGATTTGTTAATTAGTAGTGAAGAGGCAGAGATAAAGAAGATGAGAGGTATCACGAGAGTCCTTGAACCTATTAAACTTATTAAAAGCTGGGTTACTAGGGGGTTGGCAGTGGAACGTGTATATAATCCAGTAGGTATAATCTTAATGACACGCTATTTGTCCAAGAACTTTACATTCAATAAGCAGCCTGTGTCTTTATTAGACCCCTATGATCTGACTGAGTTGGAAGGTATTGTTAAGGGCTGGGGGGAGTTAGTGTTAGATAGGTTTGATGAGATCGATAAAGAAGCTCAGGACCTGGTTGTGTCCAAGGGTATTGCCCCTGAAGATGTGTTGCCTGATTCTCTATTTTCTTTTCGGCATAGTTTAATATTGCTTCGCCGTTTGTTCCCTCAGGATACACTATCTACCTTTTATTAAGTGATTTCTCTCTTGTTCATTTCCCGGAGCTACTACTA